CCGTCAACGGTTAAAAGCTGATTCCAGTTGGCTTTGTCATTGTTAAGACCGCGAATCGCTTCAGTTGTCTGATTAATCAGCTCAGTCGGAACCGAAACAAGTTGAGCGCTTGATATAACCCGATAACTCAGACCTGAAGCCGTTGGCCCAGTGAAGCCATCTGATAACGTTAGCTCAGTATCGGAATTGACCGCCGTTACTGGCAATGTATAATTCGTTTGGCCATCGACACTTAATAGAAATTCCCCCGCGCTAATCTCAGTTTTAAAAGAAGTGCTTTCACCTGTTACCGTTGCACTCCCATTTGTCAGTGTGATTGTGCCTGCTGGCATGATGTACCCTCTGAATTTCAGACATAAAAAAACCGCAAGGCGCGGAATTTTGTCGTAGGTAGATGAAGTTGTTTTCTGAGGAATTTACCCGTAGGGACTCACGTCAATGTAAGCGGGTGCGTACCCGTTTCCATTTGAGGTATTTAAACTGATCGCGGGCGAACTTCTTCCCATTGGCCGCACCCTGATTAAGGTGTTTGTACCATCGAAATAACACCCTGTGGAGTAGGTGACAATTTGTGTAACCGGACGGCCACCGATGATCTGACTATAAATTTCAGCACCTGTTCGACCCGGTATGATTGCCATTCGTCCCGGAACAGTTTCATTAAGATATTGAGAGGTTGCAGGAGGTCCGGTCGGAGTCACAACATTCACTCCTCTCAAAACCTGCGTTTCATTTGTGATCATGCACTGCCCTTGCTCGTTGAAGATGGCTATGCCGTAGGCCGGAACAGGCTGAATCTGGAAACCGAAAACATAGATTTGTCCGCTAACTGTCCCACTACTAAACGCACCAACAACGATGAAATGAAATCCGTTTGTAGTTTCTTTGTATCCCCATCCATCTGCCTGATCGAACCGAATAAAATAGAGAAAAGGTAAGCCGCTTACCGCATCAAGCTGAATGCCGGTTCCATTGCCTGAGTTATCGGTAGCATTAGCTGAAAATGACTGAATTCTGATAAGAGTGAATGGCTGTGAGCCATCGATATAGAATGCCGTTCCATCCTCTCTTACCAGCTGCCCTCCGTAGGTCATACCCCATACCCGATGATATAAAGAGGATAAGTTGGAAATCGATCAGGACCGGCGACATTGTTCGGCGCGGCCTGAACGACAACAGAGTTTCCAGAGACAAAAATCTGTCGTCGGTTATTTCCTGTTCCGTCCTGACTGCTGTCAGGAATGACGATAAATCTCAATGAATTTCCCGCTGGCACGTTAAAGGCGTATGTTGCATCAAGAACGCCATCACCGATCTGAACGTAACCTAATACGTTGACAGGCTGTAACCCGGTGTTGTTATAAGCGCCGCTCCCGTCCCATGTTCCAAAGCCCCATGCCATTAACTTAACTTCCCAATAGCGACACGACGAACCCCGTTGGCGTCGTATACGTTGATTGCATTATTCCCGATAGTCATTCGCCCGTTACCGGGTTCATTCCCATTGACTTCAAAACTGCCATCGCTGGCCATCCGGGTTCCTGTTGAGCCAGCAACATAGTTTGATGAGAACCATGACCCGACTTTAGCGAGAGTTATGTTTGCGTAATTAATAAACGCTTCACTGATAAACACCTGACCATTGATCACTGAAAACGCGAGTTGATAAGCGCCAGGGTTCGAACCGCTGTAAATACCAAACTGATCAGCATTGAATACCGTTGTGGACGTATAGCCGCCAGCGCCATTAGGTGCAACGCTCAGCCCCATTCCCGCGAGATATTCAGTCCCGGCACGATTAACACCAACCCGTAATGAATAGCTCGCCGTTGTTTGCCCATCATCAGCAATCATCGCGGTTAGTTTGGTATCAACGAGTGCCTGAGTTTCACCCTGGACAGCTTCTAGCTGAGTTTCAAAATTTGAAATCGCTGAGGAGTTATCCGCAACAGCGCGCTGAACGGTTGTGATGCTGGTGTTCAGATCCCCGAATTCAGCCTGAACCTGAGTATCGAGTTCAGCGAGTGCCTGATTGGCATCAGCGACAGTCTGACTTACGGTTAGGATTGAAGCTTTTACTTCCCCGTATTGCTGGAACTGACGAGTAACAGTTGCGTTATTTGCCAGGGAGTTCTGAAGGACTGCTTCTGAAATGTCGCCTATGCTCTCGTTTATCTCCTGGAAGGCCGGTGAGTCTCTGACTGCATCGTCAATATTTCCGATAATGTCGGGGATATTGTCTGAGGCCTGACCGTGGATCCAGTCAGTAAAATCTGACATGTTCCCGGTTTTGTCTACCAGCTGCGCCCGGAACCAAAACCCCTGACCGGCGCGTAAGCCCTGTATCACGTAAACGTGACTGGGATAAGCCACATCAGAAAGAAGCGTTGCATCTGATCCTTCTGAATCCGTGGCGTACTGAATCGTTGTCTTCAGTGTGTCTTCGGTGTTTGCCGGGAAGCTCCATGTCAACGTGATCCCCCAGACGATATCCGTTGTTGCACTGAAACCTAACGGTAAAGGAGGATTACCAACCTTCCCGGTCAGTTCAGTTTCTTCTGAGTAACCCCAGCCTGAGGAGATTTCAGCGGCATTGATGGCCCTGACACGAACCCGATAAGTGCCGGTGTAGATTGCCGGGACTTCGAACGAAGTGGTTGAAGTTCGGGGAACATTGATCCAGTTACTTGAGTTTCGCCGCCATTGCGCCTCATAAGCGAGCGCATTTGCGATGCGGTCCCATGTAACACGCATTGTCTGAAGGCTTATCCCCTGATTAACAACGCTGTATTCGTCGATAACAATGTTTTGCGGCGCGTTCTGGCTTCCAGCCGGTATTACGCTTATCGGTCTGGCTTCTAGCTGCGCCCCGTTATCAATCGCCTGATATTTACTCGGATCGTAGAGACTCCCTGAAATGCTGAAATTGCCGTCATCATCCATCGATATCATTGACACGCGGTAGAGCTGCGCCAGGACTTCAGAGGACTCAACGACCCAGACCGATTCCGCTTCTGGGTCTTCACTGTATGCAACAGAGACCGTCACCACATTGTCAGCGATACTTTCAATGGTTCTCGCCTCAGAAATCCCTGAAGGCAAGTTAAGCTGAAGCCTGTCGCCTTCCAGTGCATCAGGTGTGCGGTCCAGGGTGATCACCCTGCCATTCACTGAGCTAATTCGTCCGCCAGCAACACGACCTGATAAATACTCGTCAGCAACCGCGATGATATAGCCTGGTAAGGGAATATCTCCGTCCAGACCGACCGAAAACGTCACAACGCGATCCTGACTGTTGGTTAAAATGCCCCAGCGCCCGCGCCGGTCTGCTTCACTTTGTCGGGTACAGGCGATGGCAGTCAGTTCGAGCTGGTTGAAAACCTTGTATCGGTTGACTAAATCAGGCTCAAATACCGGCTGAACCGCATTCGCATAGCCATTATCAGGATCGGAATAAGAGACAAGCGCTGACGTGTATCGGGTTTTGGTGTTAGAGCTGGAGTAAGCAAACTGGCCATCGATAACATTGGCGTTTGTGTAGTTGTAATCCACATCGCGCGGCATGTCCGCAAGGGCAACAATCTGATCGCCTGCCCAATATGTCATCCCACGGAATATAGCGGCGAAGTCCCGGAATACTGTGTAAGCGTCAGCGCGATTCTGAACATAGACGTCACACTTAAATCGGGGTTCAGTTCCGCTCCCCCCTAACCCATCAGGAACCGCTTCATCGCAATATTGGGCGACAGTGTAAAGCGTCCATTTATCGATGTTCTCTTGCGTCAGACGGTCCCCCAACCCGAAACGGTCTGTTACCACGAGATCATAAAAAATCCAGGCGGGATTGTCGGTCCAGGCGAATTTAAATGTCCCGTCCCAGACGCCGGTATAAGTTCGGGTATCAGGATCGTAATTATCCGGGACGCGAACGGTTCTCCCTTTTGGTTCACAGGTAATCTGTGGAACATTCCCGTTAAACTGTCTGGAGTCGAATTCGAGATAGAGGAGCGCTGTATTCGGATAACGTAGCTTCGCGTCGATCACTTCCGTGTAACTTTCAAGTGTCATCGCGTCGCCAATTCTGGCGCTGTTCTGAACGGGTGTGGTTCGGGTAAGCCTGACAGTCCAGGTCGAACCGTCCTGAGGGAGATCGATTCGGTGACTTCGCTCGTAACCCGTTGTCGTCTTGCCGGTTACAGCGGTATCAATAACGGTCTGAAATGCCCCGCCATCAGTCTGGACCGCAATTTGATAGCTGATCGAATACCCGTTTAAATCCCCATCGTCTTCCTGTTCAAAGAGAGATGGCCATTGAATGCGAAATCGGATCGCGGAGAGCTGCGCATTTGTGAATGTTCGCGAAAATGAGGTTGTTTCAGTAATGGTGACGCCAACTGAAATTTCGTTTTCAGTGCCGGGTAAGCCCTGAATATAAGTCTGATCCTGTGTGCCTGAACGAAACTCCCACACAACGCCGCTGAAATTGCTCGATCCATCAGCGTTAAGTAACGGCGTCCCATCGAGGAAAATGTTCTGTCCTGTCAGCTCCCCGGCAAACTCTCCTTCACCCAGCGCCAGAAGAATTTTCTCTTTTGCGACTGACTGGAGATCGTCAGGTTGTTCTACAGGCGTTCGTGGCGATGACGACCCACCCTTATTACCTGTGATTTCGTGTCGTTTAGTCATAATTCGCCCATAAAAAAAGGCCGCATGAGCGGCCCGTTTGAATGAATGGGGTGTTACTGCTGATCTTCTACATAAATTCCAGCTGAAACCACGGCCCCGCCGATGCGGCGACGGCCATAAAGGAGCGGGACGGGATAACCCTGTGATGCTGTGTTCGTGGGTTGACCAAACGCATATGACGGCTGATTGTCAGCGTCATCTTTATAAGACAAGCCCTGAGCCTGAGGAGAAAGCATCTGAACAACACCACCCAGGGCAACGGCGACACCCGCCTGAAAAGCAAAGTTACTCCCGGCAATAGCCGATCCCCAGGGAGCGAATATAGCGATGGCAATGAGGGCAACCCCGACAATCGTCTGAAGCAGACCGGCGCGTTTACTCCCGATGATGACCGGCACGATTCGAATCACTTCGCCAGAAACAGCTTTTTTCAGATCGTCAAAACCGATATTTGTTTTGCCGCTAAAGACAGAGAACGTCAGCCCGCGCTTTCGGCTGGAAATCATGTATTTCTCGAATCCCTTGATGGTTGCCGCCAGCGCCGGAACGGCTTCTTGTTTTTTAGTGATCAGCCGGTGATGAACTTTGCCGAACGTTTTCCCCAGAACGCCGCCTAACTCGATGCGCGTCATGATTTCTTTCATCGCGCCTCCGTCATTGCTGATCTTCGATGTAAATTCCGGCTGAAATGACAGCGCCACCAATACGGCGACGTCCATAAAGCACGGGAACGGGATAACCTTGTGCCGCTGTGTTCACTGCTGGGCCAAAGGCGTAAGAAGGCTGATTGTTGGCGTCGTCTTTATGAGCGAGGCCTGGTGATTGTGGTGACAACATCTGAATTACGCCGCCAATCAGCATGGCCCCCCCAAACTTCGCAAGCCCCGCGCCAACCGCTGAAGCTGTTCCGCCTGTGAAGTACGCGATAGCCACACCGACCACGACCAGAACCGCGCCGATGATGGTCTGAAGTACGCCGCCCCGCTTGCTACCAATGAGTACAGGAACGATTTTTATCGTCTCGCCAGTAACAGGAAAACCCAGCTCGTCGAGACTGAGATTCGTCTTCCCACGGAAAACAGAAAATGTCAGGCCTCGACGCTTACTTGTGATCATGAAGGACTCAAATCCTTCGATCGTTGCTGCGAGTGATCGCGCGGCCTCATCAGTCCGTGATATCGATCTGTAATGCACCTTGCCGAACGTCCGACCCAAAATCCCGCTCAGCTCAATTCGTGTCATGACATCAGCCATATTTCACCCATAAAAAAACCCGCCGAAGCGGGTTTGCTGTGCTGTTCTGAATAGTTAGTTCTCGTATTGGGTAAGTTTCTTCACATGAGATCTTTGTGACGAACGATTTTCATCGTCCTCTCGCGCCAGTAACCCCCGTAAGGCGTTCGGTTACTGGGTCGCCCGTATAAATGGTGAAGCATCATGTTGCCTTCAAGCATGACCCCGGCATGATTCCATTTCTTTGACTGAATTTGCATCATAATCAGATCCCCTGCTTTTGGTTCTCCAACAAACTCACGAAATCCGCACTGATACCAGTTATCTCTGTACAGGTTTTCAGGATGATCATCTTCCCACCACGGGTAACTGACACGGTAATCAGTGAGTTCAATCCCGTGAACCTGTCTGAAGTAGCTCATGACAAGCCCCCAGCAATCCGAATGACCAAGTACAAATGGACGTTCAATCAGAGGAAGTTCACCACGGGGATAAATGGTTTTCATATCACCCTCAGGCCAACTCACAATGACCCAGGGAACAGCATTATCGTCACACATTGCCCGGTCAAGATGACTGGGCTGTGTTGTAGCGTCTGGGTGACTATGTGCGATTGCCGTTATTACCCCCAGGCTTTCCGCATGAGCAAAATCTTTAGGGTTCAGTAAAAATTGTTCAGTTGGTGATGGTGATAGGTTTCGGCACGGATAATAAAATTCTTTGTCAGCTGTCTGAATGACGACACCGCAAGATTCAGAAGGATAGTCACGCTTAGCATGAGCAAAAATTTCGTTAATGATTTCCTGGTTCATTGAATAAAGCCATAAAAAAACCCGCTTTAGCGGGTTTATGTATCAATGTCGTTCTTACTCTGATTATTCAGCAATTCAAAAATATCAAACGGACATTTATCTGAACTAAGTGTTAGCGTCTTTATTTTTTTATAAATAAAATCGGAATAAACCTCTGACATGAGAATATTCAGAAAGTCATATTCACGAGCGATGATAAATTCTTTCAGAATTTCCTTCAGCTCAATGCGAGAAGAGTGACAAATACCCTCAAGTTCATTTTCTGAAGGCTTGAATCTTTTCATGAAATACTCATCAAAAAGATTTTCTCTCCTCGAATCATAATCAATAAGTTCAGCTTTCTTTGTCACAAGAGCTTTTAGATAAAATCTTGCAAATAAAAGTTTATCCGAAAATTTATCCGGGCTTTTAGCTATAATGGCCGATAAGCATGGATCTTTTATTTTTGAAATGACAAACTCGATATCTACATTATTATTGACGTTGATTATAAGGCCCATGCCTCACCCTTCCTTCAGAAAAAATATAAACCCGCCTGAGCGGGTTTCTTTTAACCTTCAGTCATCAGCTTATTAATAAAGGACCGAACGATTTTCTGGAACATATCTGGTTCTTCAATGAATGGCATATGGCCTGATTCATCAAATTGAATATGAACTGATAATTCAATCTGGTCTTCCATATATG